TGCACCCTTGCCATGGTCCAGTCAGTCATCGCACGGCCTCCCCATCCTGCGGGCGTTTGCCATACAGTTTTTCACCCAGTTGGCGCACCAATTCCCGTTCCGGCCATGTCAGCCGGTCATCATCGATTGCCACGGCCAGCACACCCTGTTCCTTCCAGCCCTCGCGCTTGACCTGATCAGGCGAGCGGCGGGTGCCACCGTAACCGCGCGGGGTAAACCTCATGCCGTTCATGCCATGCCTCCCTTGGTTTCCAGCGCCCAGTGCAGGATGGCGATGGCGTCGGCCTCGTTGTCATCCGCAGGGCGGTAGCCCCGCGCCTGTGCAGCGTCGATCATCATGGCCTTGCTGGCATTGCCTTTGCCGGTGGCGTGTTTCTTGATCGTGCCAACCGGCACCCCCTGATAGGGCACGCCGCGCATTTCCGCCCATGCAGTCAACGTGGCCATCAGCCCCCCGTAGACATGTGCAGCGTCGGTGCCAGCGTGGCGGCGGACCTCCTCGAACCAGATGGTTGCGATTGGTCCCGCGAGTTGGTCCAGCTCGGTCAGCCAGTTTACGAACCGCAGGTAACGCATGCCCCCGCCATCAAAGCGCCTCGGGCGAAACGATACGGTCCCGCTGGTGATCAGCCCGTCATGCCCGCGTATGGCCCAGCCCGTGGTGGTGCCAAGGTCGAGGGCAAGGATGGCTCCGAGGGTTGGGGTCGGAGTGGCCAATGCAGGCCCGGGTTTGCAAAGGTTTGGATCGATGGTGTTCATGAGGTGATCTCCTGTCGTTTGAACTGCTCGGGGTGAAAGGTCGGGGCTAACAAGTCTGCCCCGGGGTAGGTGGTGTCTCTCCCGCCTTGAGCGGGGAGGACACCTACCCCTTAGGGTAAGAAAATCCGGAATCTGGAATCTGGCGTAATGCACTGATTTTGTTGCGTTAATCCAGATTCCAGCCCAGATTCCGGAAACAGCCATCCGGAATCTGGAATTGCAGGTGCAACACATTGTTTTCGAAGGGAAAAAGCCAGATTCCAGATTCCATGCAGATTCCAGATTCCGCGTAATCTGGCCAGATTCCGGAAATTCCGCGCCAGATTCCAGATGGAAAACGGGGGTGATTTCAGCATTGAAAACCATCATTCAGCCTCCGTCGGATAGACCCAGATATCGGGGTTTTCGACAGGCAGAACCGCACCGGTCTGCGGGCATTTGTAGTGGCTGGGAAGGACGGGAACGGCCTGTTCCGTGACCTCTCCGGTCTGCGGATCGACGGTATCTGCACCCGTTTTCAGGGCCATGTCCTCGACACAAAGATACCCGTATTTGCTCCGGTCGGCGGCAAGTCCCAGACCCTTTACCGCGTCCTGACGGACGAATTTCAGATAGCCTTTCGTCGCCAGAACATTCAGCCGGTCCCGGATAACCGTCTTGCCGCCGAGGCCAGCCTTGTTTTCGAATGCCTCCGCAAACTGGGTCATCGTGAACATCTTCCCGCGCGCGGCCTGCTCGGCAATCATCTGGACGATCACATCGCCCTTGCGCACCCGCTCGGCGTCGTGTCTTGCGCCCACGTCCTTGCGCACGAGGCGTTCGTTCATCGGGTTCAGCTCGACCCATTGCCCCTTGACCTTGTCGATCAGCTTGGACGGCAACGCCGGTCCGTTGCGCAGTTCGATTTCCAGTTTGCGCTCGCTGGCCTCCTCGTCGGGGCGGTGCATGATGATACCCGAAGTGTAGAAACCGCGCAGGGAACTGGCCCCGGACAGGGCCAGAAACGGGTCTTCTTTCACCTGATGCTTGCCGAGTTTCTTGGTGTGGTGAACGAGGATCACGCCGCAATCGGGGTTGATGGCCTCGCGCAGGACCTCGACGCGGTCGCGCAGAAAAAACATCATCGCGCCATTGTCGTTCTCGCCGCCGCCGTCCGGGCCGCCGTCAAAGACGTTGCGGATTGGATCGATGCAGAGGATGTCGACGGGATCGTCAGGGAAGGCCTCATTGACGGCCGCAGCGGCTATGGCGCTGCCTTGCTCGTCCAGCAGCAGTTTCAGCTTGGGCGTGGCCACGAAGGTGTCGCGCGCGGCGGCGATCACCTCGGGCGGCAGAGCAATCTGCTTCAGGCGTTCGCGCAGGTAGTGATACTGGATCTCGGCCTGCAGGTAGAACACGCGCAAAGGGCGTGGCGGGGTGAAGCCCAAAAACGGCACTCCGGCTGCCATATGCACCAGCCAGGAGATCAGGAAATCGCTTTTACCAACCTTGGGCGCGCCACCAACCACCAACAGCCCGCCGGGCGTCAGAACCCGGGGCGCAATGATGTCCTCGGGCATCGCGGTGGTGTCATCCAGCAATTCCCCGAGCGTGAAGGCAGACATTTCCGGTGGGGTATTGGCACTGTTGGTGCGCAGCAGCGGCGGGCCGTTCTTTTCCACATGTTTGGCCCAGAGCCGGTCGGCCTCGGCCTTCAGGCGACCTTCCGGCCAGCTCGGGCGCAGCATGGCGGCGTTGTAACCACAGATGGCCTCCCAGCCCTCGTCCGGTGACATGCGCCCTTCGTGCACCATGCGGATGAAATGGCCGATGGCGGCGGAGGCTCCCTCGAACCGGGTCCAACCGTCTGTGCCGCCTTCGTGAACGGGGTTGGTCAGGACCGAACCGAGCGCGGGTTTGTCCGGCGTTTCCGGTGTGGGTTCCATACCGACACGAGGAATGGCCGGCATCTCCGCGACCAGTTCGGCGAAATCATCGAGATCGACCTCCACGGCATTGTGCTCGCGGATCTGCACGAGGCGTTGGAACCCGCCCTTGTGATAGACGCTGCCCGCCACGCGGATCGGCTGATGGGCCGAGCGGAAATGCGTGTCACCGCCGACCTTGATGGCAATCTCGCCGCGCAGGGCGCAAAGCCGCGCCAAGTCCTCGCCTTCGGCCGGTTCGGTCAGTTTCCACCAGACATGCAGCTTGGTTGCCCCGTCCGACGTGCGCCCGCCGCTCTCGATAATCAGCGTGGGCTGGCCGAGATGCCGGACCAGATGGTCAAGCTTGGCGGGAATGTCGCCCGTATCGAGATCGACGATGATTGCCTGCATTTGCAGGACATCGGCCGATTTAGCCTGGCCCGGTTCGGCAACTGTGCCCGGGATCACATAAACCGCTGCGCCCTCGCGCGCGGCCCAGTTGGCGAAGGTTGCGAGTTTTTCCGGCGCGGTATCGTCCGCATCGATCCAGATATTATGCGGCTTGCTATCCTTGCCCTGGCCCTTGTCAACAAAGCCGCGCACGGGGATCAGGCCTTCGCAGTAGCCAAACACCACATCGAGGAACGTCGCGATCTGCGCTGTGTCCGGCTCCACCCCGAACGGATCATCGAGCGGGGCAGCGTCGTTGAAGTCGTTCCACGGGTTGAAATGGATGATATTGTCGTCGCTCAATATTCTTGCCTCCAGCAGCGGTCGGCGTATGAGCAAAACCGGCATTCAAAGAAATCGCGGGATTGGGCGACGCGGGGCAGAAGGTCGTCCGCATCTGTGGCCTGCAGGATGCGCACGCCGCGGTCTGACATGCGCTGCGCCAGTGCGGCATCGAATGGCACCAGCTCGTGATAAAGCTCGGCCGTGTCCTTGTTGATGGCGGTGAACAGCGCCGGGGCTTGGGAAATCCCCGGCACCACCGATTCCATATAGGCCTGATAGATGGCGATCTGGGCGGCATAAACCGGCTTGGAAATCGCCACGCCATCCTTGACGCAGGCGCGCCAGTTCTTGGCGTTCATGGTTTTGCATTCCCAGAGTGCAGGCATGCGCAAACCGAGCGCGGCGGGAGCCCCCATAACGATCCCGTCCACATGGCCGCGAATACGTCCACCCGCGACCGAAAATCCAAACTGGCGGCCATCGGCTTTTTGCGTGACGAGATCAATACCGGCGGCGCGCAACCAGCGGATCGCCAGATCCTCGAGCCGGTGGCCGATCTCGAATATCCGCAGAACTTGGCCGCTAAAATCGCTGCCCTCGTCTTTCGGTGCCTGTGCAAATTCGAATTGCAGCGCCCGTTCGCAGGCCACGCCGAGGCGGGACGCCCCGAGGTAGGTTCGGGGGATTTCTGCATCCCGCTCGGCTATCAGCGCCGCATCGACCAGATCGTTGATGTGCTCAGCCATGGAGGGGCGCTTGTTATAATCAAGCATCTGCCCCTCCAGAATAGGAGCGGTGTTCAAGGCCATGGCAAGTTGTGCAGAGCCACTCTACGGCCAACGGGCTATTGTAATCGCGATGGTGCCCTTCCAGATCGGCTACGCACCCACAGCGCTGGCACCAAAGAGGAACAACTATTCGACCACTTTTAACCGCACTCCTTACAACCGCATGCGCATGGCTCTTTATGGAATGGCGTGCTCTATAACGTTCTTGCGCTTCACGATGCTTTTTCGGGTCACGATAGTTTCGCGCATATTCTCGCTGGTATTCGCGCCTGCAATCGCGACACCAAACTTGCAGACCATCCGGGCTACGGCGCCGTTTTCCATATTCATCTAGCGGTTTTCTAATCCCGCATTTACTGCATAGTTTTTTCAAAACGGAATCTCCTGCGATTGGGATTTTGCGATGTCGGCCATGGCCTCGCGAAACCCCTCGACGGCTTCCTCGATCAGGGCGCGGACCTGTGGCTCGGTGAGAGTGGCCAGCGGGGTTTGCCAGCCGATTTCCTCCATCAGCAGGGCCATGCGCCGCATGGTGGCGGTGACGGCGGCACGTTCTTCTTCGGTAAGATCAACCATGGCCACAGGCTCCCGCGCTCGATCCGCCCAAAAACCCTGACAGGCCATCGAGCAAAACCAGCAGGACGGGAGCGGACGACTCGAGCGCACCGGTTCGCGCCAGCCAAAACCACGGGTGGGTTGCCGGCAGACCGCACAGAGCGTTCCACGCGGATGCCAGAGCCGTTGCCGGTCGGTTGT